ATAGTCATAGTTTCTTGCCCATGCCATGACCTTATCCAGTAGTCCCACATAGATCTCTCCGGTGTGAGAACTGAATAAGCGTATCTTACCGTCCCAATACTTACTACGGTATTGCGGCATGAACTTTGCACCAGGCACATCGAATGTAAAATGATCCGATAGTTCCTGGATAATGTAAGGTTCTGCCTTTACGGTAATATAAACCTCATTCTTTTTACGTATAACAAGATCAGTCATATCCTCTGATAAATTTCTGCCACTCAATCGAGTTCTTTATTTGAAAAGTTCGATTGTTAATCGTCTTCAAAATACTGTCCAGATAGTTGAGCATTACCTGGAAGTAATCTATTTTGTTCAGAATTTTGATGAGATCTTCATCAGAATCCATGTATTTGTCTACATCCTGCCTCAGCACTTTATGGTCGAATGGTTTTTCAATATACACCTCGGGGTCTGCCTTACCCGTGTAATACTGCCATTTCGTCTTTTTGAGTTGCTTAAACTTATTCTCTTCTAACTTTTTCATTAGAAGGATGTTGTTTAAAATTCTATAGTATTTTGCGTGAAGAGATGGAATCTTAGTAGATTCGCTGTGTAGATTGTCTTCGTCTATTTTTGAATCTTCTTCCCATGACAATTGAATTTCATCAAGATTCATAAAGTTACATCATAAAACTGTTATATTATATATGCTGTATTTGAAGGTCGCTTCTGCAGTAACGTATTGGATATCAGTATCAGTCGCATCAAAGTTAATTGTAGATAAAGTTACAGGAAATACATCCTTGAAATCAACTCTTGCAACTTCATTAAATGCACTGTTGTAAATAAACAGACTTGCATCTGAATATTCATTCAATGGATTTTTTGCATCATTAGATGGATTGTACTTATCATTTTCTTTGAGTGATGTAAACTCGTCAAAACTTTCAGGAAAACCAAGTCCTCTTAACCAATTATGAACTTCAAGATAATTTGTTAGATTTTCATCTACAAAGAACCGAAGTGAAAAATCTGCATAAGTTAACTTGTCACCTGGAACAGGAAGATCCTTTAAGTAAGTTGGTTGTACTGCATATCCAAGATTGATACCTGGAATTGATGCAGAATTAGAAAAGAAATCTGCTTTGGGTACTTTCGTAATTGTAAATTTAAATCCAACAGGAGAGAGATAATTCCTATTGTCTAATTGATTAGTCCAAGGTTTCATTCTCCTCCTCCACCACCGTTTCCTCCGCCATTTCCACCGCTTCCATTTCCACCATTCCCATTACCATTAGAACCGTTGCCACCATTAGATCCACCATTCTTTGTTCCATTGGAATCCTCAGAATCGTTATCGTTATCCTTATCTCTTTCCAGATAACCACCACGTCCTACATGGTAACCACGAGGCATCTTCTTACACTTCTTATCATCGAAGCAATAGTATTTTCCAGGAGGGCATCTCTTTGTTGCCGCCTCTTCAATAAACCTATCGAAAGATTTCATTCTTCTTATTTATTTACTTATATTTAGACAAAAAAAGGGAGTCCGAAGACTCCCTGAAAAATGTGAGTGCCCGTAGGCAAATATCACATGAGGTTTTCGACTCTAACGCGACGATAGTAGCGGTTAGCGGATGCCTTGAGGCGTCCAAGTCCTTGGGTGGTTCCTTCTGCGAAGGGGTTCGCGACCATGCCGTAGCGAGTCTTGAATCCGATCTTGGGCTGGAAGGTGTCCTGACCAACGGCACGAACCATCTGAAGGGGAACGTAGGGGCAGTAGAACAGACCAGCGTCATAAGGAGAAGAACCCTTATAACCAGCAACGAAGTACTGGGAAGCACGCAGGTTAGCAGAATAAGGATCGATGTATACGCGATACTTACCTTGCAGAACACCAGCGAAGGTGTTACCGGTGTCGTCAACGTTGAGGTTGGCGTTCAGTGCGGGGGTGTAGTCAAGTACACCAGCCATGGTCAGTGCGGAAGCAACGTCTGCGGAACACAGAATCATGTTGCCCTTTCCTCTACGAGTTCTTTGTGCGATAGCGTTCGCTTCGCGCTCGATTTGGAAAAGCAGACCCTTGAACTTCTCAACAGACCAACGACCGTTGCTGTCTACGTCAAGGTCAAAAGTACCGGCGGTTGCAGTGTTGGTTTGAGCACCAGCTTCTGCTGCCTTGTAGATGGTACGGATGACTTCACGGTTGATTTCAGCAAGAATCTCGGTGCTAAGAATGTTAGCGAGTTCTGCTTCAGCGTTCAGACCGTGGATTGCCTTGAGGTCTTGTGCCAGTTCCAGGGAGTACTCTGCTTTCAGAGCTCTGGACTTAGCGGTTACGGTGACTTTCTCGATCGAGAATGCCATCTGGTTGAACTGGTCGCCTGAACCATCGCCCAGATCCTCAGCGTCACCAGTGTGCATACCCTGACCTACGTTGTAGGCGAGTTGACCACCAGATGCACCAAGCAGTGCGGGGTTAGTACCAGCTTCGTTAGTCTTCTGTGCGGCAGTACCGAAACCAACAGAAGCGCCGTCAGATGCTTGGGCGGTGTAGAGACCTTGCTCCAGATCGCCACCATCATTCTGACCAGAGAATGCGGTATCTGCTTCATCAAACAGGGCTTCGGTGCCAGACTGATTGGTGTAGCGGGAACGCATTGCGAAGATAAGTCCGGTAGGACCGTTCATTGGTTGTACGCCAGCGAGGTCATAAGCGACCAGGTTAGGCATAGAACGACGGATCAGGGAGATCAGTACAGGGTCGAAACCTGCAACAGGACCACCAGCGGTTGCACCGCCGCCGAAACCGCCAGAAGCGCCACCAGCATTAGCTGCGTTGGTAGGTGCCTCAGACAAGAACGAACGCTCTTCGTTCAGGAATTTTTCTTGGTTTTCCAGGAGAACTGCGGTAACCATTCTACGATGGGAGTCGGTGATTTTCTCAGCGCCTTCGTAGTCAAGTAATGGTGCCCACTTCTCCTGCAGTTGTTCACCGTTGAACATTTGCATTTGATTTTACCTCTTTTAAAAGTGTTAGGGGTTTATGTTATAATGTAAAACTTACTTTTTAGAAACTCTCTGCAGAGCAGTAAGATATCCTTCCATAGAACCAGTTACTTCCTGGGACATGGATGCTTCTTCTGCAATGTACTCAGAAGAATCTCTTTGAGCACTGGGTCTGGAGGGGAAATATGCCTCTCTCAGGGTTACCAGTTTCTCACGGTAGTCTGTTTCACTATCAAACTCAACACCTTCGGCAAGAGTAGCGAGCTTCTCTTTCTGAGTGACTGCAAGTCCTTCAGAAATTTCACCTAAGATTCCATCAGATGTGGATTCTGCTAATCTTCTGTTCAGAACAACATTTCTGTCGATCTGCTCATTGAGTTTTCCTTCCATTTCATCAAGTTTATTTACCATGCTCTCAAGTACATCATATCTTTCTTCAGGGATTGAAACATAATGTTCTTCAAATAGGCCCTTCAGGCCAGATAAGAACGACTCAGACATTTCTGACTTAAGTCCTTCCTCAACAGACAGAGCGTTTTCTTCTAACCACTCTGCTGAAACATATTCAAGATATGAATCCACACGTTCTGTGATTTCACTCTTGAATGCTACTACCTGCTCTTCAATGACGGTAGCATAACTTGCTTCCAGGTTCTCTTGAATTTCAGCAACTCTAGAATTAATTGCTGCTTCAAAGATAGTCTTTGCTTTTTCCTGGAACTCTTCGGAGAGTTCTTCGCCTTGGAGAAGTGCTTCGACATCAGCATCGATGTCTAATTCAACAACTTCTTCCTCTTCTGTGATCTCCTCTTCAGAAATCTCTTCTTCGGAAACAATCTCTTGATCGTCATCGATCTCAGACTCTTCCTCTTCCTTCATGCCAGCAGGTGCTGCATCCGCAGGCGCTGCGCCTTTGTTTACAACATCCTTAACTTGCTTAAGGGTAGCACCTGGTGTATTCAACTTAGCTGAATCATCATCAGGTCTGTAGTTTTCTGGGGTAGGACCGCCAAGGTCTTCCACGCTTGCTCCAGATGGTTTTACCATTGGTTCTGCTGGTTTAGCACCGGCAGTTACAGCGTTTTCCTTAACGTCTTCCATTTCGTGTAAATTAGAACCACTGGACATTTTAGAACTCTCCGAATTACCTATTTGTAGTTAATTAAACTATATTTATTTATAAATTAAAGATTTGATAGAAAATCACCCCATAATTGGAGTTTATGCTCTTCAAGTCTGTTTTGATCAACAAGAGTATTTATTCTCTTTCTGGTGTTGCTGCAGAACCTTTCGCGAAGAATTCCACCTTCCCACACCCATTCTTTTCCTTCCATAATTCCATCAACAAAAGCATCAGGTGCGGAAGGATCAGCGACGATATCTGCGGCAGTCGCCAACATGAAATCTTCACCAACAATGTTGATACCTTCGTTGTTCAGTTTCAGAGAACCAACACCACGGGATGAAACTCCAAGTTTCACACCCTCACCAATAAGTGATTGTGCAATCTTACCCATTGGGGTGCTGAGAAGTTGTGCCTTACCGTAAATGTTAGAACCACGTTGCTCAAGAGCAACAATTTTATGTGATACACGGTCAAGGTTAATAGTTGGACCAT